CGGCGAATGTACATGAGGCAGTATGGTCACGGGCCAGTATGGCTACATTCTGTAGGCTTGACTTTATTACGATAAATACATACGCATGTTTCTACGTGAGGCAGTATGGTCACGGGCCAGTATGGCTACATCGGTGTCAAATAGGGCCTGTAGATTTCGAGCGTGTTTTCACCTTGATTTTCCGCTATCTGTTTTCCATAATAGTGGTGTCAGTTGGACTCTACCGTATTTCGTACTGTACAGAAAGGTGATGCGTGATGAAGGTTGCTGTTTATGTTCGTGTCTCCACAGTTGAACAGAACCTCGATGGCCAACGGCTGGCGATCAACAACTGGCTGGAGGGCAACGGTGTGTCCGCTCGCTGGTACATAGACCACGGCCAGTCTGGCGACACGATGGCACGGCCCGAGTTCGATCGGCTCCAGCGTGACATCTTCATGGGGCAAATAAACACGGTCGTCGTGTATAAGCTGGACAGACTCTCCAGAAAGCTGAGTGACGGCATTAACGTGCTCACGGGCTGGCTCGACAAAGGCGTGCGTGTGGTCAGTGTCACACAGCAGCTTGACTTCAGCGGGGCCACGGGACAACTCGTCGCAGCAGTCCTGCTGGCTGTCGCACAAATGGAACAGGAGACTCGCAGAGAACGCCAGGCGGTTGGCATCGAGGCCGCAAAGAAGAAGGGCAAATACAAGGGACGGAAGCCCGGAACAAACAAAGGGGACGTCAGCAAGGTGGCCGAACTCAAGGCCGATGGTCTGTCTTATTCACAGATCGCTGACAAGCTGTCACTCAGCCGATCCACAGTTATACGGTATATGAAAATAGGGTAATTAAGGAGTTTACGCAGATTGCCGGTGATGAGTGAAAATAGGCCATGACAACTGTTTGAGCTTTTCCCGGGGGTATGAGGCTGTGCAAGTGCCTATCTGGCAAGGGCTTGCAAAAAGTACAACAGCAGAAAAAAACCATTTTTGTTTTCGAGGCAGTATGACTGCTAATCCCCCTCACCCTTCGCACCAAACTATTACCCTCATGTGACTTACGTCACAACTTCCTGCCGCAATTTCGTGCATTTAACACGTGCGCACTGAATGAACACTCTTCAGTTATATTTCTCCATGGTTATATTACTACACGGTTATACTATCAAGGCGTCGAATAACGGCTCATTGGTGTTATGACTGGGGCTGGGCTGGTCAGACGGCTGGTCAGACGACCATGCAGACGACCAGGCAAACGAGCAACATCACATACAGTACAAACGTACACCGCAACCTATTTTACTAACGTAAAGGCATTTTCCGCCATATAGACAGACCACCCCCTTTCCCGGCAGAGGTACCCTCTGGGGCGGTCACTGGCCATTTGCTGACACAGACAGAAGGGACTTTAGTCCGCCGAGGCGAACACCGTTGCCGACCGGGAAGTAAGGGGTACAACTGAGCCCGGAATTATGCCCAACCGTCTGCACCAAGAGCGTCCATCACCATTTGCACTCTGACCGGCTGTCCGCATTGCGGACCAACGACGTGTGATCGCTGTTTCCCGTATGCACACCTGCGTAGCAGCAGAGCTTATTCCCTGTCCTACAACTGACGTGCTGTTCCGATCGCTGCCGATTCCGCCAAGGCGGACTGCCAACAGGTGGTCGATGGACTGGCCAAGCAGAGCAAACCGAGCTCTATGTGCTAGTTCCACCTCAGAGCCGACGACAGCGACTCTTATGGCACCATCATGCGAACGACGAATGTTCATCACTGTATGCCCATGGCAGGAAAAGAAGCCACTAGCTGATTCAGACGGAAGGGTACTTGCCATACCATTGGCGGACAAATAGCCAGCTTGTTACACCGGCCTGCTTGTCTCTTATCTTGCCACCGTCGATGCTGGTCGAAGCTATATCTCCCGGCACCTACCAATACAACAGGGGACGCGCATCAGCTAAAAGCACGTGGGCCCACCGAATATTATAACACTTAATGAACCTTATAGACAAACATTTTGCCAATTTTGTTGACGACAGCTTAAACAGCTATATAGCAACAATTTGCAGCACCTTACAAAAAATTTTTTTCCCACTGTTGACACAACGTGTTTAATCCGATACTATAAGCACTCGTCAGTAATGGACTGCCTACTACCACGAAAGGAATCATCATGTCAAAATGGTCAGTAACGATCAGTTTCTTCGGTATTGGTGTAACGCTTGAGCGTGAAAAGGGCGACGGTCCGCATGCAGCGGATAAGCGTATTTTCAAACGACCTTACATGCTATCGCAACGCCTACTATCACGCAAACGCCGTTTCAGCAAATAACAATCCAAAAGGAGTAATAGTCAGATGACATACAAACTCGTTGAAGCCAAATCAAACGCCACCACAGAATACTTTCTCCTGATTGACGATCAGATCGTCAGCCGTTGGGCGGAACTGACGTCAAACGACTATGGCGATCTGTGCGATTGGGACAATCAGGATCAGGCAGGCATCGACCTGACCGACTATCAAACCGACATTGACAACGGCATTTATGAATTGACCGTCCTGTGCGAACAAAATGGTGGCCGTCAGCACGTTGAACAGCCAACCTGGGCCCAGGCCCTCGGTCAGGGTTTCTACTACTTCTATGACGGCGAGAGCGGCCAACTGACTGTTCAGCACGAGCGTTACGACACCGACCCTCAGTTTCGCAGCCACATGGCTCCTACCAAGTTCTATGAAGCCGTTGACAAGCTGAGCGTTCGAGTTGATGAAACAACGGTTGTCCATAGCGGTTCGCACGTGTCGGCCAAGGTGCGGCCTGTAATGGACAAGAAGGCACGCCATGGCCTGTCAATTCTGCCACGTCAGCAGATACGCCACCTGCTGACCAAGTTCTTTGACGCACAGTCGGCCGACCTTGACCCCGACGGCCACATCCTGATCGTCAATAACGATGGATCGTGCCGGTGGCTGGAAAAAGACGATGTGCTGCGATTCAACGAACACCTCGGCCAACTCATTCTCAACCACATCAACGAAAGAACGGGCCTGTGGGAAGGCGAGATGAAGCATCTAAACGACATGAAGTGATCGACTTCCTATTGCAACTTCCTACGACTTCCTACGACTTCCTACAGGACAACAAACATGAGTGCATCTACCCTTAACAACATGTCCAGCCGCTACAGGCAATCCCAGCAATCGGTGGCAAAATACGGCCACAAAATATTGCGTGAGGCCGAGTGGCAAGTATCGCTGGCCAAGAGGCTTGTCTTTCTCGTCAGCGACCTGCCTGGTACAACTTGCGAAGAGTCATTCGTGGAGAAGTGCAAGATACTGCGACAGACTTGCAATCAATGGCACGAAATGGCTCTTGACCGTCGTGTAACGGAAGAAGTCACCCAGTTGTATATGTGGCACGCCGAAACAAAGAAATGGTCGTACGATGCACTATTATCTGACCGGCCTGACACAAGCGAGTTTCCTTTTTAACACGCCATATCCATTTAGAGGTGTGAGACAGACACATGACGCCCGAGCTACAACAAATCAATGAAGACATTGCCCACTGCAACAAGGGCATTGACCTGGCCACCAATGTTCGCAACAACGGCATGAACATAGGCGACTGCACGAAGCTGATCGACATACTTACAGTGCAACGTAACGAGCTTATCAGATTGCGAAACGACCTGCTGGCCAAACAAAAGGAGTTGCAACAGTGGAAGAGATTATCGTCTCGATCATTGCCAGTCTCTCACTGATGTGGTCAATAGACCGTGTGTGCAGATGTGTGGAACGGTTTGTAAAGGACTAGCCATGGGCTGTAATTACCACGAACTGGCAAGCGATTGCCATGCAAAATTTAATGAGTTTGACGACAAGACGTCATGCTTATGTTCGGTCAATCTTCATCGAGGCGACCTGCCTAATCAATCACAGGTACGTTCACTGGCCATGCTTGGTGCAGCATTACTATACAGCCAGCAGGCCTTAGACAGCGGCGATCACAGCGTAAAAAAACGTCAGATCGATTCAGGCAATGTTGCCAGACAAACTAAGATCAGCGATAGACGAAGCATTCATACAGAAAGGTGAGACAGATGAAAGAGCTACTTGAGCAATACAATCGCATTCAAGCCATGGCTATTGGCCTGCGGCATGTTAGACAAGATATTCCCGGTCTCATCTCTGACGAAGCCGTTGAGGTCATGATCAACAAGATTGGCCTCATAATGGATATGCTGGCCCATGACATCATCTCGGAATTGCAGCAAGAGATTGACGCCGCCGCAAAGGACCTAAACGAGTCCAAGCCTGAACACAAGCCACTTTGGGCGGTTGTGCCGGTAGATGCTGATGATGATTGCTGGCGACGAAACAGAGGGGCTTTTAAGCAGTTGCGATATTACATGTTCACGAATAGACAGGACGCTGAAGATCATAAAACTGACGGCTTCAAGGTCATACCAGTGTGGGGGGAATAATAATGAAAGAGCAGATTGAGCAACTGAAATCTGACAAATCGGCACTTGAAGCGGCAAAAGAAGCCATGCAAAGGTTTGAGGCAAAGATTGCCGAATTTGAAAAACAAGCAGATGATCCGTGGAAGGAAGCCAAGCAACTAATCAGGCACTGGGGCAGAGATGATCTTATGCTTGACAACAACGGAAGGCTCTTGCAGCAGGTGGCTTTGTATGTCTACCACCTTGAGGAGAAGGCAAAACAACTGGAAAGCACCGCTATACCGGCTGAAGTCTTTAATCGTGCAGCATTACAGCGGCGGATTAAGCACCAGCGGAGGGAGCTAAAGCGGCTAAATAACGCCATGAAACAATGGGCGGCAAAAGCATTCTGCAATCCTGCCGTGGTGCTGGCACTGGTGGCTGAGGTGGAGCGGTTGAGGGATAGGCTGGAAGATCTTGTCTGCTCAGGGTGCGACCAACAGCCTAAATTTTGCAGCTGCGAAGTCGAGCAACCGGAGGCCAGCAATGCCGATCAAGCCTGAATCCATCACCAAAGAACAAGCCGAACGATTTGCCAAACTAATGGACGCCGATTTTGGGCGGTTCCTGAATGATTATCAGGCAATCCCGGTTGAAAAGATTGCCAATGCAATGATAGAAGCCGGTATCGTCAGCCCGCCAGTGTGGGCAGTTCGCAACATCAAAACAGGCAAACTGGCTTCTCACCCAATGACAAGACTCAGAGATTTGATTCCTGACAAGAAAGAGCCATTAGTAGATGGTTGGGAATATGAACACTGGAAGGGGCAAGCGGAATGATCACGCCTGAATCAAACGGCCCGTATCGAGTCACATTCAACGTCAAATTTGGCGGAATTGCCCGCATTGGTGATTGCGAAGTTCGTTTCATGGTTGACGGCAAACGCAAAAGAAAGCTGTTCAATAGCTCTCAGGAAGCTGTTGAGTTTTGTGTAGAAAACGGTGTGGATCGCTTTTATGTGTTCGTGCCCGGCCAGAAATGGAACTGCTACACAATTGAACGAGAAGGGGCAAGCAAAATGAGTGATCAGCCTACCAACAACAAATCTCCCGGCCCAAAAGTTGTTCTGGCCAGCCTGAGAAAAGAAAAACGAAACGCTTAAACGAGTCATCAGTGAAATCTGGTGGATGGCTCAGCGATATGCCAACGACAGGAACACTTACGCACCAACTCTTTATAACGAGGCGATTGATATTGCAATAAAAAACGGTTGGAAAATCCCTCAAGGACAAAACGATAACCACCCGCTGTACGCAAACGACGGATGCCTTGGCAAGTGGGTGCCCGAACGTCAAAGATTTGAAAAAGAAATAACACGTACTGAACTGCCGATTGACCACTCTGCCGACACAAATGACAAAACCTAAACCTTGCCGTCACCCTATTCATCGCCCAGCCTGTTATTACGCTGCAAAAACATGTGTCGAATGCAGGCAACGGATGATCATGGAAGTGTTCCCCCTGGCACACAAGATTGCACGCAAGTACGCCGTGCCACGAATTGCAACATCTGAAGACCTGGCTCAAACATCTGTCATTAAGCTTAATGTTGCAATCGACAACTTTGATCCTGCTTTAGGATTCAAGTGGAGCACTTATGCGTCAAACTATATGTTTAACCTCTATCGCACAATGTTGCGAGATGAAATGAAAATAGAAGGACGACATGACCGCACCATTGATGCAGTAAAAGCTTTTGACAATCTGACCAACGAACTTGACACACCACCGGATCTGGCAGCAGCATTAGTCGATCATCATCAAAACGTGCGTGCCATTGCCAACGAATGCTTGAAAATACTCAGCGAAAAGCAGGCTGACATTGTGCGTCGAAGGTTTGGCATATCACCCTACAAGCACGAACACACCTTTATTGAGATCGGCAAGCATCATCAAGTCACAAGACAGCGAGCCCAAGCTATATTTGTTCGTGCCATGGAACGCATCAGTAAACAGCAACACGCCGCAGGTTGCCTTCCAGATGTGAGTAGGCCAGGCTAAGTGCGTCCACCTGATCGTCATGCTCATCCGCAGGCGTGCCTGTAAACGACTCAAGTTCAGCCATCAGTGGTTCAACCCACGGTCGATCGGGTAAGTAATACATCCTGCCCTGCGCGGCTGCTCTTGCCACCGGCACAGCCCGAGCCAGCTTGCGACTGCCTGATGAGTACCAGTTCACACGATGCCCTTCCAGAGCCTTCAGTTGCTGGGCCAGCAATCTCTTTCCGGCCGATCCTGGCTCCTGTTCAAGCACGACAGACACCTTCTTGCCATCCTCGTCGGCAGCAGTGCGGATCATAGCATCAACGGTATCGGCGCCATACTGCCCACGTGTGACGTCGAGAATGATCATCTTGTCGGTGCCTATAACATTGGCCACCAGCATGCCCACCGTATAGTCACCGCCAGATTCGGTTGCAGCACTGTCCCATGCACGGCACACAAGCAGCCTCTCAGGCAGTTCACTTTCCCATGGCCGAAACCACTGCCGCTTCATGAGTGCGCCGTCGGTGTCGATGAACTCGCCCTCAATTTCCTGAGCCGCACGCTTAGGATCGTAAGACGCGAGCATAGTTTGGACATAGAAGTCCGGGTTAAACGTATTTGACTGCGTGGGTGCCCGAGTAACGCTGACATTGCCCGACTGCACAAGCCGATACACCCAATTCGCTTTACCATTTGGTGTAGTTGTCAGCCAAACACGCCCAGGCCTTCGTCGTAAACGCCCAAGAATAACGCTGTAAGCCTCTTCCTCGCAAAATGCAGCTTCGTCCATCCATGCCCAGCCAGCGTTGATACCACGCAACTTCTCAGGCTTGTCAGCCGATCGCCAGAGTATCGTTCGGTTGCCCTTTAAGGTCATGGACATGTCAGTACGATTGAACGACTGAATCATGCCGGAATGTTCGTACAACTCAAGAAACGTCCGCAGCGTGGTGTCCTTGAGCATCGTGTAAGTTGGGCTGACCGCAATACCCAGTGAACCAGCCGGTTGGTTAATCACCTCAATGGCACCGGCAAAAGTCTTTCCTGCCCCTACCCCACCGCAAAACAGCCTTTGGCGAGATGGATCTGTCCAGAAAAACATCTGTGGCAGTGTCCACGACTGCTGATCAACTCTCTGGACTATCGTTTCCGTTTCCGCCTGTGCCCAGTTCGGATCTAACTGCATCAACTTTTTCTGATACTCGCTCGGTGGCTTGCTGGAACTTGGCATTGTCCTGGTATTTCTCCCGAAGCTCTTGATTAATTTGCTGAAGCGACTTGCCGTTGAACGTCTGTACGACCTCGTTCTGGTTGTTCATTCTGTCCATAAGCTGCAACTTAACTTCGGGCCGGGCAAACTCTTGCCAGCATGTACGCTCAAGCCACCAAGCAGCCGGTAGCCACTGGCCCGAACGTGCCGCATTCAAAATGACTTGCACACATGTATCACGTGGCTTGAACCGGGCCTCAGTCAATTCTCTTTTACGCTCAGGATACTTCTTTAAATACTTGTAAAAACATCGGTAAGAAACACCTATAGCCATGGCGATATTTTGCATTTCATAGCCGTTATGCGCGGCTTTAATCACTTTAGGCCATGCGTCTTCAACAGCCTGCTCTCCTCCACCATTCTTAAAAGCACCGTTTTTGCGACGTAGCACTGGTGCTCGCATCGTCATCTGGTCAAGCGTTGGCACTCTTCCTTGTTTAACGCCATCCTGGCCGTTGCTTTTTCTTACTTCAGTTACTGGTTCTTCCATGTCAGTCAGGTTAATTCCTTTGGTAAGGTCAACCTTCTTGCGTGGCCCAGATTTGGAGCCCTTCGATGGCGGCATATTCTTTCGTCTCCTCGCGTATCTGTTGGTGTAAAAGCTCAGGCAAGGCACCAATATCTGCTGCTATGTCAAGCATCAAACGAAACTCGGCACGATCAATGTCCTCTTTTTTACGTCGGGACTTTCGGTGTTTTTTCGTTGACTCTGTATCCATGGCGTGTTATTGTACCATAAGTATTGATACTTGCCTGCACACGATTGCGTTTTGCTCAGTGCAGGGTGGCATGAGCGGTTGTGAAAATCGGCCCAGTTCTAGGCGGGCTTATGGATCACAAAGTCAGTTCAACTCTGACACATGCCATTCCAGCGGCTTGGTTAGTCTCGGGCTGCTGGATGTCGAACTCAGCCCCTTAGCGTGTTGTTAGGGGGTTTTAACTCATGGATGTACTGAGGTTTTTATGCGAATATTAAATCTTGGTGCTGGCGTACAATCTACAGCACTTGCGTTAATGGCAAAGCAAGGAGACATTGAGCCTTTTGATTATGCTGTTTTTGCAGATACAATGGCAGAACCCAAGAAAGTTTACGATCATCTTAAATGGTTAATAGATGAGCTTACTTTTCCTGTGCTTGTACGAAGTCGGGGGAACTTAACTAATAATATTAAAAACGGCATAAACAATGATGGTGGCAGGTTTTGTTCGCTCCCATTTTTTACAGGTGACGAAGGGAGAAATTCAGGTATAACACGCAGACAATGCACATCTGAGTATAAAATAAAAGTTGTAGAAAAAACAATTCGATACGAAATACTTAAATTACAACCAAGACAGCATATTCCCAAAAATATGAACATTGTTCAAACAATGGGGCTTTCATACGATGAACCGACTCGAATTGCAAAGGTAAAAGCAAGGCACGCATCAAATAATTGGAAGGTTGAATTTCCTCTGTATGACCTTGAAATGACAAGAACCGATTGTATTAACTGGCTTAAAGAATATGGAGTGCCGCATGAAACGCCTCGTTCAGCTTGCACTTTCTGTCCATATCACTCTGACGCTGAATGGAAGCGTATTAAAGAACAAGACCCTGAATCATGGAAACAGGCCGTTGAGGTCGATCGGATTATCCGGGACAAATCTATGAGAGCAACTCAGGCGTACAATGACAAACTCTGGCTTCACAGATCATGCACTCCTTTAGATAGCGTTGATTTTGACAAATGGAAAGATGCGAGAGGTCAGTCGTACTTTGGCTTTTCAAATGAATGTGAAGGAATGTGTGGAGTTTGAATATGACGACTGACAAAGACTTTCACGCCACACGTCGAGGCACGCTTGGTGCCAGTGAAGTGGCCATGGTCATGAACCTTTCGCCCTTTGGCAAGGCATTTGATGTTTATCGCCGGAAAAAGGGAATTGACGAAAGACAGTTCACGTCAGACGCCATCGAGAGAGGAACTCGACAGGAGCAATTCGTACTCAATGAATTTGCTGCCAAGCATCAGGTTGAAATCCGCAACCAGCAATTAAAGGTCATTCACCCAGAGCCCTACTATTCATGGGCCAGCGCAACACTGGACGGTATGGCCTTTAAGGGGTTCACGCCGATCGGCCCGGTCGAAGCCAAGACCATAAACACAGCTTTATACGTCAAGCCGCCCGTTTATTATCTGCTCCAGGTATTGTGGCAATGCTGGGTGACGGGTATGCCCGAGGGATGGCTGGCAGTTTGGAGCACCAAAGACAGCAAATTTTTTGACTATCACATCAAGCTGGAAGATCATACGGAACTGCTACAGCAAGCCGTTAATGAATGCAGCCTGTTCTGGCATGAAAATGTATTAAAGGATGTGCAGCCTGTCCTTCCGCCCAAACGTGAGCGGGAAGAGATGGTGCTGCCCAATGATCTGCTTGATCGGTACGACACCTTACGCCAACAAAAAACAGCCATCGACAAAGAGCAGGAAGAAATAAAACGGCAACTGATGGAATTGCTTGGCAGTAACGATGAGCTACATGCTGAAAATGGCCAGTTCAAGCTTTCGATTACGAAAACACCATCAAACAGGTTGTCCCAAAAAAAACTGACTCAAGCTCATCCAGATCTGATTGCTCAGTACATGGAAACGTCTTACAGTTATCGAGTTGATATTAAACGAGTGGGACTTGCCGTTGGCTGACGAAATCCTTCGCCCACATACTGAAAAAGAGACGCTGCGGCATGTTCGCAATAGCCTGATCAAAAAAAGCGGCAGCGGCATGTACAGCCTTCGTATTGTTGGCCATAGTAAAACAATCTACAGCGACTACCAGAGGGCTGTAGAACGACTTGAAGAAGTGCTGGGCCTGCGACCGTTTACTCTGGACGTTTGAAGAATCGTTTAGCCGCTGGATTATCTATTTTTGCCGTATAGTTTTCTGGTACAGGCTGACCGTTAACAGGCAGTCCAGTAAACGTATCAAACTCAATAGGCGTTACATCGGCAGATTCAGGCAGGGTGACACCCTCAACAGCGGCCACGTCTGCATCTGTTGGCTCGCCATGAACTTGTTTAAAGCTTTCAATAAGCAGCTTTTTCATCGTTTTTCCGGTATGTGCCGAAACGACTTTCAGCTTACAATAGGTGCGATAATCAATCGACACGTTGACGCTCTTGAAAGTTGTGTCGCCGTCTTTATCGATCGGCCCACGTCTGCTCAAGCTGCTCGTTTTGTACTGTCTTCCCATTGGTGCCCTCCATGGCTCATCTTATCTGAAAAAACACGCTGAATCAACCATAAGCCTTCCAAATACAACCGATAACATCAACAAGATTGTCCCAATCGTCAATGGGTGCATAACTATGCGTAACGACCAGGCCAAAAATATTCACTGGCTTACCGTTAACTGCTGCTGCCTGACCATCGCAACTATCGGCATATAAACACCTGCCACCAGCCAGCCGCTGTATCATCCACCGATACGACTCGGCACGCTGAACTGGCCAGTATGTCGTCAATAGCTTGCAGAATCTATTCACGTCCTTACTTGCCCAGTGATGATGACCGTCAACACACACGGAGAAATCGTTTTTGCCCATTAACAGGCTTGCGTATCCTCGAACGGCAACAACACGCAAATCACCCAGCAAAATCATGTTCATCCCCTTTCGTAATAGGTACGACATGCAGTTTACTGTACGCACAAACACTTTGCAAGCCGATTCTTGTACACTAAGTGCATTTTCCATAAGTCGTTCTAAAAATGGGCTTTACAAACAAGCTCAAATCTGTTATACTGTATGCCTGTCACGCCGGAGGTTGCGGGTTCGAGCCCCGTCGTCCTCGTTAATCGTAAAGTCTTATTGTTAAACGACTTGCGAATATAACTGGACGGCAATGTAATGCTTCTGACGTGGCTCCATGCAGAGTTACGAAAGGAGTACTATACATGCGTCACCCCCAGCCGTTCTATCGTAAGTCCACTAAATGCTGGTACTTACAGTTGGGCAACAAGCAGATAAAACTTGCAGAGTCCCGTGCAGAGTCATGGGCACTTTACCACCAAATTATGTTAAACAATTCAGCTATAACCGAGCCGTCAAAGGATAGACTTACGATTGCTCGACTCGTTGAATTGTACACTAATAACCTGTGCACCAACTCTGCCCCTAAAACCGTGCAGTGGTACACCCGGTACTTTAGTATTTTTCTCAAGTACTCACAAGGACTTACGTATGCAGAGGAATGCAGAGTTCACCACCTAACATCTGTAGTTGACATGCACAAAAACTGGAAAGCCAACAGCAGGGCAAATTTAGCTCGTGCTGTAAAGCGGCTTTTCAAGTGGGCAACACAACAA